TTCTTCTACTTCCCTTTCTGGGTGGTTTAGTTTGTGAGTCTGGTTTTATTTCTACCAGTATAGTCTTACCTTCTTTAAATGTTATTTTTAAATCAAGAAAATATCTATGATACCTTTTATCTACTTCATAGAAATATGGGACAACAACTTCTTCGGAACTCCACGATTGTACCTTTGGATTATCATCACACCAACGAAAACAATTGCGTTCCCATAGAGAACGGAAGATGACATTCTGATAATCACCTTTATACTTTTTTGTATTTTTTACTTTATATCTTCCTTTGTATGTCTTCATTTGTGTATAAATAGAACTATAAAGTATTTATAGGAAACATAGATGGCAGACAAATCAAAGAACTTTGGAAACAAAGTCGCAAACTTCGGAAAGAAATTTATCGGTGGTCTATTATTTGATGACCTACCAGAAGCCGCAGAGGTATCAGAAGCAGACAGACTTGAATATCCTTTACATGATACTCAAGATTATAAGTCTTGTATTGAGTTTGGAACAATACAAGAAGAAGGAGTTGATTTAGAAGGATTGATTGGTTTCGGTAGTCTATTTGGTAAGAACGAAACTATAGAAGATGAAAGTGACGAAGATAAAGCAAACCGAGAAAAGAAAGAAAGTGAAGCAAAACAAAAACAAGAAGATGCAGCTAAAACAATACTAGAGAGTCAAGATAACATAGACTCTACACAAGGAAAAGATGATGCAGTACAAACTAGTTTTGGTATTGGTAATACTAGTGATGTAAATCCACAAATATTAAAGAAGTGTAAATTATATTTACCAGCTGCAATTCCTTTTCGTGATACTGCATCATATGAGAATGCGGACTTAGGAACGGCTGGTGCTCTTGCAGAAGCAGGGGGTAATGCGTCACAAGGTTTAGTACAATCTTTACTTGGTGGTCTTGGTACTACTGCTTCAGCTGCATTTGAAGGTAGTGGTGCAGACGGTCTAAGTAGACTTGCAATGACTAAAGTAAGTGTAGGAAAATATTTAGGTGGTGAAGGAACTGCACTCGCAGTAAAACAAGCTGCGGGTGTCACCCTAAATCCTAATACTAGGTCATTATTTAAATCAGTCGCACTTCGAGAGTTTGCATTTCAATTTAAATTTATCCCGTTATCAAAACAAGAACATGATACAGTAGTAAAAATTATAGATTTTTTTAGGTCAGAATTATACCCAGAAGATATTACTGTTAAAGTAGGAGAACAAGATACATCGATTGGTTATAAGTTTCCAAAAAGATTTAAAATAAAAATATTATATGAAGATAAAGAAAATTCTAACATACCAAGAATATTACCTTGTTATCTGCGTGATGTAACAACTACTTTTAATCCTTCAAATATGGGAATGCACCCTAATGGAGAATTTGGTGAAATAGATATGGGACTTGCGTTCTCAGAGACAAGAACACTATCAAAAAGAGATATTGGTAAACAAGGAGAAATGTTTTAATGAGTGGTACTAATTTTTTTAAAAACTTTGAATTTGTTCAATACTCTTTTGGTAATAGAGAAGACCCAGTCTTATTTAATAATATAACTCAATATGTAGATATTATTGATAAAATAAAACAAGAGGTATCATTTCTAAACCGATATACAATTATTGGGGGAGATAGACCAGATAGTTTATCACAGAAACTATATGGAACTACTGACCACTATTGGACATTCTATTTGATGAATGATGACCTAAGATATAGTGGTTGGCCTGTAGATACTAATGGTTTATTAGAAGCTGCACAATCCAAATATCCAAATAGAACGGTAGTCACTGGAGATGATATTGGTGCGTTGTTTCCAGTAGGACAAGTAGTAGAAGGTACAACTTCTGGTACAAGTGGTACGATAATTAAAAGAAATTTAGACTTAGGACAACTCGTTATCAAAACAACAAATGGAACTAAATTTACTGGTGGAGAACAACTTAGATATACAGATATAAATGGAGTATTTCAAGTATTAACAACTACTAGTGAAACCGAACAATACAATGCAGTTCATCATTACGAAAACACAGACGGTGTACAAGTAGATGTTGACCCACATAATTTAAATACCAGTGGACTTATTCCAATTACCTTCCGAGATAGAATGGAAGCTAAAAACGACTCTTTGAAACAAATAATTACAATCAGACCAGACTCAATCGATACGGTTGTTTCTGAGTTTAACCGTATGTTGAAACGATAATGTTATGTCACAATCTTCGCAATTTTCTATAACTAAATGTCATATAACCGCAGATAGACTTGGTGGTTTTGATAAAAAGTTCTATGATGTTAAAAGTCAAATAATAGAACTTAATATCTATGAGAGTTTAGAGAACGCATTCCTATCTGGAACTATTTCAATCATCGATGATAAAGGTTTATATGACATAATAAACTTTGACGGTACTGAAAGAATTAAAATTGAAATTGCGGGTATGGGTGAAAATGTTGACCCAGTATTTGAAAGAACCTTTATTATGACTGGTATTGATAACATGATTAAAGCAAAAGACAATGCAAGTGTTTTTGTCTTTGGATTGTTAGATGAACATGCATATGTCTCAGAAGTACAAAGACTTAGAAACTCTTATCGTGGTACATTGTCAGATATTATTGCAAAAATATCCGCACAATCACTTGACAAAGATATAGATGTATCATATACTTTAGACGGAAATCAACAAATCATTGACTCGGTACAAACTGAAATGCGAGTCATTGTTCCTAACTTAGCACCACTAGAAGCGATGCAGTGGTTATTATCAAGAGCAACTACTAAGACGGGTTCTCCGTTTTATCTTTGGTCAACCGTTCATGATGACAATCTAAGACTTGGTAATTTAGATGTCATGTTAAAACAACAAGCATTTAATAGTAAATTACCTTATAACTATAATAGTGCAAACATTAGTACTGCAGAACAACAAAATGATTTTGCACAAGGATTTACAGTAAAGGCTATTGATGAAAGAGGTTCAGGTGATACTTTAACCCTTGCACAATCAGGTAGTATAAGTGCGGACTATTGTGTTACTAATTTAAATACTGGACAGATATTCATGAAAAAATATGATATCGATACTCTACTGACTAATTTAAATAATGAAGGTACAATCGACAAAAGGTTTCAGAATGTTTTTGACGATAAGTTTAAATTAAGAGATAAACCCATAAACGAATATCGTAGTGCTATCATACATAATATAGTATCAAGTGGAACGTATGGAGAATATAAATCATACCATGATGAATACGATAAACCATTGCATCTTAAAAAACTAGAAAGTAGTGCAATCAAAAATTTATTATTTAAAAATATGAGAACTGTTGTAGTTCCTGGCACCGCATTCTTTGTGGGTAAAGCTGCAGTGGGTGATATTGTTAATTTAAATATAAGAAACGATAATACTGAAAATCCAACGAATGAAGACAATACCATTGACCAGAATAAATCTGGACATCATTTAATACATGATTTAAGACATACCTTTAGAGAAACCGCACACGAAGTGACCATGACCGTATGTAAACTCGAAAGAAAAGGAACTAAAGAGTCTAAGTTCTCAGGTAGAGGTGCAAAACAAAGATTAGAAATTAGAAAGAATAGTAGAGACTTAACCTTAAGAAATAAAAGATTGATATGAGTTATGATAATCCCATTCAAAGTGAGTTTTATGGAGATAATGTCCGTTGGTTTATTGCAACTGTCATAGATGCAAGTCCACCTTTTGGTTTTGAAGGACGAGTAAAGATAAGAGTACACGGACTGCATTCTCCAGAAACATACTTATTACCACAACAAGATTTGCCTTGGGCTCAATGTGTTCTTCCTACTACAGAAGGTGGAATGTCTGGTATTGGTAAAGTACCTAAACTACAACCAAACGCACTAGTCTTTGGTTTCTTCATGGACGGAATGCAATCACAAACACCCGTTGTAGTCGGTTCATTACCACATATAGAGATACCTACATACTTACAAGACCAACAACAGAATGAAGATGTTGGAGACGATAGTAAACCTTCAAATGTATTTCAAAGTTTCGTGGGTTTCTTTGCACCTAAATTTAATGTTGATGATGAAAATAATACTTCCAATGCGAGACAACTTGCATTTGGTGGGACTCAGGATAGTCGAGTAAAATATGCAGTTCAGTTCTTCATAAATATAGGATACACAGAAAACCAAGCACTTGCATTGACTGCTGGTTTATTTATAAAATCTGGTATGGCCACTGGTGGTTTTGGTCTTTGTGATTGGGAAGCAACTAGATTTAGAAGATTAAAAATGTTTAGTGATTTGTTTCATAGGTTTACCGTGCAAATATTTTTTGTTGCATTTGAATTGAGAAGTTTTAAGACAGATGCGAATATAAAATTACTTGCAACAGAAAAACTTGATGCAGATGACGGTGCATGTCAGATAGTTGCAAAAGATTATCTTGATAGTAGAAGTATAGTAGAACGAGAAGAATTAATTGGTTTAATAGAAGATAAAGCAAGAGAGTTAAAAGAAGATAATGAGTAATGAAGCACAGAAAAGAAGAATTGCACAACGTCATATAAACTTTTACCTTCGAGGGTTCAACAAAGAAGATGCACAGGCTGCTCTGGAAAGAGGAGACTATGAAGAAGTTCAAGAAATAATACAGTTTAATAGAAATACCAGATTAAATCATAACTTCGATGATGTTGAAGGTTATGATACTCCAACAGAAGTTGAACCACTTGAGATTACGGAGTCTTATAAGAATGAGGTAAAAACTGGTGAGGGTACAATGCAAATTGTACCAGAAGAAGCATTCTCTACAGAAACTTTAGTAGACCCAAAGAAAGAATTACTTACTGCGGGAACAGTAAACTTTACTAATAACTTTGCAACTATTACAGACGGTAGTGTAACACCCACTGCAACAATTACTGGGGGAGATAGTAATCAACCCATATCAGAATTAATCTCAAGTTTGACTGGACACCCTTCTTTGAAAACTGAAAAGAAAAAATTTGGTATGAACTTAGTAGGTTCATCAAGTCCAGAAGGTATCAAAGCCGCAATGGATAAAGGTCAAGATTTATTAGGTAAAACAAACGATGCAATTAAGGCAGTACATGATGAGGCTGGTGGACTTAAGTTTGTAAAAAATAATTTAGGAGATGATGCGAAAGACAAAGCACTATCTGCAATTAAAAGTAAAATAAGTGGTTTACCAGATATCAATAAAGCAATTCCTAACCCAGAAGATTTAGCAGCAGGTATTGAAAATCAAACTGGTAATAAACTATTAACTGCAAAGACCAAAGTTGCAAAAGCAAAACTAAAAAAGATTGCATCTGTAGTTGCACTAGTAGGAACTGTAGTTGCATTCAAAGATAAGTTATCAGGTTTTGTTGATAAAGCAAAAAGTTTTGTAAAAGATAATTTAGCTAAAGTTGCAACTGGATTGATTGTGGGTGGTATTATACAAGATATTTCGGAAAAAGTCAATAGTGGTATTAAGAATAAAATAACTGAAAACTTAGGTGCAGAACTACCTGCTAAAGTACAAGAAAAGGTCAATGAAAAAGTTGCAAAGGGTGATAAGAAGGGTGCAGCTGAAGAGATTAAAAAAGCTACTGGTAAAGTAGATGCTGACGGTAAAACTAGTCCAGAAACTAGTCAAGATGACTTAGACCGTATCGATGATTTAGCAAGTCAATTAAATCCAACTATATCGGGTTCATTAGTTAGAGATGCAAGTTTTTATGGAGAACCAGTGAAACTAGGAGATAATATACCTAAGTGGGCTGGAGAAAGAACTGGAGATGAAGCATTTACTTATGTCGCATCTGTAGAAGAACTCAACTCAGAAATGATGTCAATTTCAAGAAAGATATCAGAAGTAATAATTCATGCAACCGAAACTGCAGAAAATAAAAACATCGGTTCAATCGAAATAAACAATATACATAAACAACTTAAACATGACGGTATTGTTTATCATTATGTAATACGTAGAGACGGTAGATTACAAAGAGGAAGACCCGCAGATGTAGTATCAAACCATACTGCGAAGGAGAGTCATAATAACTTCTCTTTGAGTGTTGCATTAGTCGGTGGAATAAATCTTCCTACGGGGGACGTAAATCCCTTAGACAACCGTTCTGAGACTGCATTCACAAGAGAACAATACACCACACTCGAAAGATTTTTAGAAGCATTCTTTGTGAAGGTGCCTGGTGGACTCGTATTTGGACACAATGATATAGAGATTGATGAACTAGACCCATACTTTGATGTAAAAGATTATGTCGAAAAAAACTTTAGAAAGACTTATGATAGAGTAGGTAATACTTTTGAGTTTGAAGCACTAGACCCAGATGACACGGAGATAAATAGTTAGTCATGACTACTAAGAAAGACAATCTAGAAAATAGACTCAAACAACTTGGAGAAGGACAAGAGGAGAGTATCGGAGTACCCGAGGACGGTTTTCAAGACCCAACTGGTGAGTATCCAAAAAGAGATTACAACTTTGGTTCGGGAATAAACAAAGCTGCAAGGGGTACAAAGATAAATGACCTTTATGTAAATGGTGGTGCAGAAGGTGTTCCACTAAACATTGAAGAACAAAGACCTTCTCGTTTTCCTTTCAATCAAGTAGATGAAACTCCTTCGGGACATGTTGTAGAATATGATGACACGCCTGGTGGAGAACGTATACTAATTAAACACCGTAAAGGTGCGGGTGTAGAAATGCGAGCAGACGGTTCGGTAGTTATTTCTGCAGTTAATAATAAAGTAGAAGTGACTGGTGGAGACCAAACTCTTATTGTCGAAGGTCATGGTAGTTTGGTATATAAAGGTAATTTAAATCTAACCGTGACTGGAGACTACAATGTTGATGTCGGGGGTAATTACAATGTACAAGTTGGGGGTAATCACATAGAAGGTATCTCAGAGAACCATAGAACCTATGTAACCAAGAATTCTGAATATGTGACCAAAGGTACTAAGTCAACCAAAACAATTGGTAAACACACCGATATTATGTTATCAGATAATAATCAATACGTCAAGGGTAATCAAAGAAACTGGATAGAAGGAGACAATGAGATTGCAGTAGAGAAAGATATGTTTGTATCTGCGAAGACTTCTCTTGCAATGACCAGTGAAGTATTCAATGCAACGGGTATCAAACAAGTATCTATCTTTGGACTCAAGGGTTCAATAGGTGGTAAGAATGTAAACTTTACTGGAGATGTCTTCATGGGTAATGCGGGTGCGAAACCGTTTACTAGTGGTGCATCATTCTATGGGTCT